ATGCTTGGAAGTATGAAAAACACCCTTGTTGCGACGGATTATCCGAACTTGTATCGGTCAAAAGAGTCGGAAATTTTCTATGCCCGAATTGATACCGGAAGAAAAACGGTGAAAAAATCTCTTAAAACGCGCGTGTTGACGGAAGCCCTTTCCAGGCTGGCCGGGTTCCTGGCGGAGCAAGGGAGGGATGAATTACCCGTGGAATCCGTGTCTTGGTATTTGGCGGTTGATATGTACGTCCAGCGGCAGGAAATGCGCCCCCATTTGAAGCCGGCCGCTGTAGAATCCATCAAGTTCTTTTCCAGCCGCGCTAAAAAGCTTGTTGCTCGTGATATTGCAGCAGAGGCCATCACGGAACAAATGTGCCGGGCTTGGTGGAAAAAAGATGCGTTGTCTGTGTCTGCACGAACAGCAAACGGAACACTCGCTGTTGTGAAAAATGTTTTTTCCATGCTTCAGGAAGCAGGAAGTATCAAGAGCAATCCAGCAGCCAAGCTTGAACGGATGACTTTGAGGAGTTCAAATCTTAACGTTCCGGAAAAAGAAGATTTCCGAAGAATCGTTGAGGAAGTGAAAAAAGCCCCTATATTAAGGAAGTGGCAAAAGAAGGGGCTATATTCCGAAGCGGCGGATATGATCGCTTTCCTGGCTTATTCAGGGTTACGTATTGAGGAAGTCCGGCGCTTGGTGTGGGGAGATATCGGGAAAGAGTCCATTTCCGTGCCTGATATCAAACATGCCACCTCACGCCGGACCCTGTACATTAACGCATCTCTGGCGGAGGTGATAGAAAGCCTCCGAAGAGAAAGGCGGGGGAATAGCCCAGATGACCCGGTATTTGCCATAGAAAGCCCCCGAAAGGCCCTTACAAACGCGTGTATCAGGCTTGGACTGCCTCACGTCCGGATTCACGATTTACGACATTTCTTCGCCACGTCCTGCATTGAGGCAGGCATTGATATTCCTACGGTGGCTAAATGGCTGGGGCATCGTGACGGCGGAGCATTGGCTATGAAGGTATATGGACACCTTCGGGACGAACACAGTAAGGAAGCGGCTAGAAAACTCACTTTTTAGTTATTTGCGGCTTGCAACCCAGAAGATGTGTCCGCCTACTGGCGGATTTTCCCTGAAGATGGAGACTCATTAGCCTCTGTTGAGTGATTATGGAGCATGACTCCGAAGCTATTGTAGAAGCCACGAAGCATTTTTTTTCTGTGAGAAAAACTTTTGGAAGAATTGTTATAAACTATATAAATTAACAGAATAGGAGTTATGAAAGAGAAAACACCCTATTTTGGGAAACTGGTACTTGGATCAGATGTACGAGAAAAATAAAAGTGCAATGTCTAAAATCAACATGAGAATAATTTATTTTAATCATTGGGGTCCATTGATGCTTGGATAATAGACTTTGCATAATCATAGGTAGCATAAATAGAAAAATAAACAGCCGTTAATAAAACTAATATAGGTATAAGCCCTATATAATAGGATAAAAATTCAAAGTATTTATATGTATTTATAAGCTTTGTTATGAGAGGGCATATGATTATTGATAATAAAGAAATTATAATAAATAAAAATTGTTCTTTAAATCCGAATAATGCTTCTTTTTTTGATTTTTTAAAATGCCCTGGAGATTTATATTGATCTTCTAATTGTAGCAACCTACTTATTGTGTAGACACATGAAGTAACATTTATTGCTAATAAAGCTAATAATAAGGTTATTCCATTTTCTAATATATAGTTTTTTAAAATACGTGATTGAGTATACTCTTCAATAAATATGGTAATTATTGCGAGTGTAAAGCATGTAATATACTGTTTCATATAATCATAAGCCTATTTTAAAACACTCTCTTATCTTTGTCAAAATAGATTCTTTTTTCTCGAGCTTGTTCAACTTATTATCAAAAGGTGGTGCATCAATAATAATTTGTTTGTTATTGGGATAAAGTTTTTTGTGAGATCCTTTGTGGGTAAAGGAGCTTTTTCCTCCACCTTTTTCAACAACATCCACTAGACCAGCCAAACTCTTATTCTTAGGATCAAGTTTCAGTACTTCTCCTTTAGGAGATTTCATAGAGAGTCTAGTTGTTCCCGAATTTGAACTTTTTCCTAGTTCTTTTAATTCTTCTCCGATTGTGCTGCTAAAATACGGTAAATTAGGAGCACTGATTTCAAATTCTACGGAAGATATTACATCTCCATGTGAGGCAACATAATCCCAAAAGGAATCAGGCGTTTGGACTGGATATATATTTATTTTTAAATATTTTTCTTTGAGTGGTTTAGAAATTGATTTTTTAATAGTATTAATGGGAGTGTCATCGTTTTGACAAAAGCCACTTCGTTTTTGAATAGCAATTACCTGAACAGAAGGAGAAATATCAATTGCGACCCATATTGTGGGAAAATGAGGAATTATTTTGTTTTTCTGTCTCCACTCAACTATTTTAGAACGCTTCGCCTCTAGAAGAAATATATATTGGTATTCATCTACTTTTTTCATTTGAATTACAGATATCTTATACCCTTTAGTAGTTTCAGAAAGGTGTTCAACGATTGTTGAAAAGATATCATTTTTTTTATCAAGCAATTCTTCGAGTGACCTAAATTCAAATAAATCTGCTTGAAAAGAATTTGGGTCTAAAGGGATAATATTGAATCGATAGATGGAGAAATGAGTTGATTGATATTTTGACGTTGCCATACAGGTGAGAGAGGGAGTTAAGGAATCAGTTACGAGAGGCTTTCATTGCTCCTCCACAAATCTTGCAGTCCACGCCGCTGGGTGTATCGCTGGCGTATCCTTTGCAAGCTCGGTAGTACCGGCAGTTTTTGTTATGGGTCTTGCCCGTTGAGCTGATCCAGTACGCTTTTTCTTCTGCTGTTGGCTTGGCTGCCGGTTTCCGGTGGTAATGATATTCCCCCGTTTTGCGGTTGTAGTGACCACCGTTGGCATCCAAGCCGCCAGGGTGGGCATCTGAGAATGCAATAAGAGAAATAGTCGCGAAAATGAGAGAGAATACTTTCATGTAAAGACTATAATATCATGAAATAGAAGAGTTTGTAAATAATGTGCGTAACCCTTTCAAATATGATTCAAAACAGCTATTTCCAACATTTAATATCATTCGTTCCCTGTCCTGCTCTGGGGAGATGGAGCGACAAAAGGCCCCCTGGCCCGAAGGCCAAGGGGCTAAGCATTCTAACGTAAAGTGGATGAATAATGACTTCTCTGCTGGAAGAAGCAAGCCTAAAATAACTTTTGCGTGCGGAAATCAACAATGTTGCACCAGGAATGGTATTGAGAAAATCTCCGCTAAACGTCACTTTTCGAGTGCATACCCTAGAAATATCATACCGCAAAAGAGAAAACAAGAGGGGAGGCTCTTAGGCGTTTCAAAATGAAATGGTCTAGAGATGGAACAAAAGTAGTTTTTATTTTTTGGTGCCCTATAGATAGAGTCAATCAATGTTGATTTTATATTTGTCACGGTGAATTGAGGCTCTTGTTATTGAGATTTTGGGACGATCATATTGTTCTAAAAGAGATTTTATTTCTTTTTGTTGTGCGTTAGTTGTTTTAGTACCAAGGATGATTCGTTTGAGAAAAGGCATCAAATGGTCAGAAGAATCTCCAATAGCCTCTTTATTTCCTGGTTTAGGGAGGAAAATAAATCTACTTTCTTGTTCGTAACTCCATTCTGTTGATTTTGTAGTAAAAAGGGTTAAAGCCATATTCATGACATTGTTATGGGTGAAACGATCTACTTTTACTCTATTTTCTGAATATATTATGTCGTATGCAAGACCATGATAGGGGACACTATGCTTTTTATTTTCGGAACATATTTTCTCAATACAAATACCTTGTATATTTATTTTTTTATTTTTTGAAGAAAAATAAAACGGCCTCCCATCAAATTCAAATTCTAAACAAGCTCCTCTATGTTGGCCAGAATAATGTGCCCACATTGTTGGAGAGGAACCATTTCGAGAAAGGCATAAAATACGATATTTACTCAAAATAGGAGACTGCTCATCATATCCAGTTAAAAGCATTTCAAAAGGATCGTTTGTTGTTGTAGGATCTGATAGTAATAAATTAAAATTCTTAATTATTTCCTTTAGAGATTTATAATCAATATATTTATATAGATTACATTTTTTTATTTCATCTCCGAAATTAAAATTTCCTCGATCATAGGAATGATAAATTTGTCTGTTGGATCGGCTCATAAAAATGCAGGAAATAATAATTTTAAATGATTGTTTCTCCCTTCCTCTACTCTTCCAAAGTTTCTATAAACACTCCGGAAACGCACCCACCCTATCCATGGGTTTCTTGAGAAGCTTATTTTCTTTTGGGACGACGTAAAAGGATATATTGGATGTTGATCCCATTATTGCACAATGGGCCTACATACTCCCAATCTATCATTGGGAAATAGTTCATTGATCTTCCGCTTTTACGATTCTCACTTGTATCAAAATACCAACTATCCCTAGAAACTTCTTTCCATTCATACTCATACTCAATATCTTATTTAGTTTTATCCTCTACAATGACCACTTCCATAGGGACAGAAGATTTAGATGACTTTTTAGATTTTCCCTCCTTCTGACTTTGTTGTGCCGATTTTGACTCAGTAGAAAAGATTTGAATTCCATGAAACACGACAATAACACTCAGCAGTCCGATGATGATGTTTATTTGTATTTTATTCATAGATTCTTTATGAGTTAAGCTTTCTCCCAGCGTTCCAGTGTCTCTACGTACACGCCGGAGATTTTGCCGCCGTCCATGGGTTCGATGTCTCCGAAGTTGGGGTTGATGGGATGGAGGGTGTATTCCATTTTGCCGGTTTCCGGGTTTTTCCTGCGAACCAGTTTTTTGAGCGTCACGCCGCGTTCATCATGGTATTGAACAATGGTTCCGGGTTTGGGGATGGGGGGGATAGTGTATTTTTTCATGATGACCACGGAGCCGTCCGGAATGGAAGGTTCCATAGAGTGACCGTTCACGCGCAGCAAGTATTCCCCTTTTTCCAGTTCACGGTATAGTCGGATGTCCTGCGGAATGGTGTCTCCATCCGCCAGGTTGCCGGCGGCAATGTTGCCGATGATTCGTCCCTGGGCTTCCAAAGGAGGGGTTGTGAATGTTTCTACCGGGGTAAACTTCTTGCGGGCTGCCTCTTTTTCTTTGGCGGCATTTTGAATAGCGGTATTGACGAATTCCAGGAAGGTTTCTTTGTGGGCTTTAGCGGCCTCACAGATAATGTCCCATTCTTCATCTGTGAAGTCGATGACGATGCGGGGAGAGGATTCGGCTTCTCCGTTCATTAGTTTTTGGAGCTGAAGAACTGCATAAGCAGGGAATGCCCCTCCGGGAGCAAGCCAGTTGTCTATGGTTCTTTTAGGCGTGTTGAGTTTCCCTGAAAGCCAAAAGCGATCCTTACCTATAGTTTTGAGCCATTTTTTTACGTCTTCTTTAGTCGGCGTCATACGTTGATTTTACGCACATTTCATGAAAAGTCAACCTATTGATTAGAAAATATCACGCATAAAACATGAAATGTGTGTTGACGTGTTCATGATTTTTACGTAAAAAGATTTCACCAACTACGAGAGATCATGAAAACAGAAATCGACTTAGACAAATTGCCGGACGGCTGCAAGAGCCATCTGCTGGCCGAAGCGGAAGAAGGGTTGAAGCCTTCGGAGGCTATTATTCGCATCCTTGAACGAGAATCATTCCGCAGGGGATTCCGTGTTCACTTGACCACGCCCCGCGATCTTCCCCGCCCGAAGAACCCCAAGAAGCCCGCAGCATGATGGAAGAAGCCCTGATTGACGAATTGAAGCTGCTCGGCTGGCACGAGCTTTAACCCGCCCCCTGAACAACAATGAAAAAAATGACGAACGAACAATATTGGATGCGCCGTGACCGTGCCGAGAAAATGGGATCCCTTTACGGCTGCCCGATAGACTTTTCGGAAGACGAACTCAAGCCCCGGCCCGGTATCGTACAGAACCTTGTCTTTTCCGCTCTGCTGGTTGGTATTTTTGCAATCATTTATTTCATCGTTAAATCTTAGTGAATTATGAACGGATTAGATCAATTTGTAACCTCTATTGTGGAGCAAACCATAGAATCCCTTCATGAACGTGGCTTGTTGATTTTGAATGAGTCCGAGGAAGAGAATGCCACTCGCATGTTCGACGGCAAAATATGGCTTACCCTTGAGGATCTGCGGAAACACCCTGCTTGTTTATGGGGTAGGAAAAAGGTTCGTAACCTGTTGCAGAACCATGAAATAGAAGACATTGGCACCAATCAACGCGAATACAGAATTTCCGCGATAAGCGTGTACAGGTATTTGACCCAAAAGACATCCAAAACCAGGACGGACATGAACAAACCTCCCGCTAAGCGGAAACGTAACTCCGTCAGTACCCTTTCCAACTACCCATAACCAAAAAGGCCGGGGCCAGCAGGAACTGACACCCGACCTGAATACAATCAAACAAGGAAATAATATGAGCCTATTACAAAACATCAAGCGCGGAGTGCAGCAGCGTCCGCAGCGTGTCATCATCTACGGGCCGGAAGGCGTGGGAAAATCCACGCTGGCGGCCGGGTTGCCCGCCCCCCTCTTCCTGGACACGGAAGAAGGAACCCAGCACATGAATGTGGACCGCATCCAGGTAGACCACTACGGCGCCATGCTGGAAGCCCTGCAGGACATCTACAAGGAAGCCCGGAACGGAAACCTCCCTTACAAAACGCTCGTCATCGACACGGGAGACCGCCTGTGGGACATGTGCGCCCGCCAGGTCATCAGGGACTACAACGCCTCCCCCAAAGACGGAAAAATCTCCTCCATTGAAAGCATCGGCTATGGAAAAGGGTACGCCCAGGCCAGCGAAATGTTCGTCAACCTGCTTTCCGTCTTTGACAACTGCCGGAGCGCGGGGCTGCACATCGCCGTCATCTGCCACTGCCGAGTGGAAACGGTGAACCCTCCGGAAGGGGAAGCCTACACCATGTACACCATCAAAATCAACGCTCCGGCCAAACAGGCCATCACCGCCAAGGAAAAACTCAAGGAATGGGGGGACGCTATCCTGTTCTGCAACTACGTGACCACCTTCACGGACGGAGGCAAGGCCAAAGGCGGGGAACTCCGGGCCGTCTACACGGAACACCGGGCCACCTGGGAGGCCAAGAACCGGCACGGGATGCCCGCGGTCATGGCGATGGACGCCGGAGAAATCTCCCGCTTTCTGTTTGCCACGGATTCCGATTCTTCCGGGGGCGCTCCTGCAACTGACGCCCCTCCGGCAAACGATGAACAGGCACCGCCTCCCTCCGCATCAGCGGGAGACCGTCAGGTGGATGCCCTGGCCGCGGTGATTGACCACGCAAAAGACGCCCTCGCCTTCATGATCAGCCGCGGAATCATTACTGCCGGACAAGGGCTGGAAGAAGTCCCGGCGGAATATGCCGCCCGTATTTTGAAAACTCCCGCCCGGTTCAATAACTCCGTAAAAGAATTCATGGAAGGAGGGGCGTGCCGATGAAACCCGTCACCTGCATCAACGTCGCCCGCGAAACCGGGCATGCCGTCCTCTCCCTGGACGGAGCGGAATACGCCGTCAACCTGGACGACCTGCAAAAAATCCTCACTGACATTGCAGGGCCCCGTCCGGCCCCGGCCACGGAACTATTGAGGCCGTCCCTGCTCCCCAAGCTGGCGCAATGCCCCTGCTACGTCTCCTCCCCCGACGCGGGGGAAGCGGCCCAGCGGGGAACCCGAATGGACGACGCCTTCCGGTCCCTGCTCATGGGCGTGGACGAATTCAGGGCGTGTGAACACCTGAAAGCCGATGAAAAAGAATCCATCCTCTGGGCGGTGAAAACGGTCCGGACGCTCTGCTCCAGCGAAGAAGTCATTGCCGACAAAAACCGCTGCGCCTTCCCGCAATGGCACCCCCGCGTGACAGGCGGGGAAGCGGACTGCCTCTGTCCCGCGCTCGGCAAACTCTTCGACCTCAAAAGCGGCCAAATCCGCAACTACTGGGAACAGCAGGCCTCTTACGCGAAATCCTTCATGGAACGGGAATTCCTGGATGAAATCACCTGCCACCTCCTCTACTGCGACCAGCAGCAAATCGTCACCCGGAAATTCACCTACCGGGAAGCCATCTCCATCGTCAACGGAGTGGTGGACGCCGTGGACCGCGGCGGCGGGCCGCGCCTCTGCGACTACTGCGGCTGGTGCGCCTCGCAGGACACCTGCCCGCTGCGGAACCGGGCGGCGCAGGAAATGCTGACCCTGGCGGAAGCCGGAACGCTGGAAGAAAGCTTCGCCGAAATCGCGGAAAACCCGTCCAGGCTGGCGGAATTCGTCACCAAGGCCGGAATCTTGGAATCCTATGCCAAAAAAGGAAAAGAAAAAATCCTCGACTACCTCAACAACGGCACGGAAGTCCCCGGATTCAGGCGCGTCTCCCGGAAAGGCGCGGACACCGTCGCTCCGGAAGACGTCGCCAAATACGCCACCTGGATTGGCGTGCCGAAACTCCTGAAATCCTATGGCCCGCTCAAGGCGGACGTCTTCCGCGCCCTGTTCGCGGAAGCATTGCCGGAACAACAATTCCCGGAAGAACTGGTCAGGACGGGGGCCGGATCCTCCTACGTCAAAAAAATCTACGTCTCCAAAACCGCAACCACCAAATAACCATTATGTTCAGTTACATATCAGAAGGCGAGCCCAGCGAATACGGATTCCTCCCCGCGGGCGTCTACGAAGGAAAAATCGTCAAAATGGAAGAAGGAATCTCCCAGGGCGCCAAAACGCGGGGATGCCCGCAGCTGGCCGTCCACATCAGAGCCTTCGGCCCTGAAGGGGCGGCGACGGTCCGTTACTACCTAACCAATTCGAAAGACCTGGCCTGGAAAATTGACCTGTTCGTCAAAAACGTCACCGGGAACGTCTACCAACCCGGCCAGCAGGTCATCATCAACCCGGCGGAATACCTCGGCAAACCCTGCTACGTCCGGCTCAACGTCAGACAGGGAGACAAGCCCAGGGCAGACGGGACTTATCCCGAATTCAGCAACTGCGAAGACGTGCTGGGGCCGGACGAAGCCCGGGCCATCATGGCGGCGCAGGACAGGACAGCGGCGGGGCGCGGCGGAGCGCCCCTGCCTCCGCGCCCGGCGGACCTCCCGTCCAACAACCACATGAGCGCCACGGCAGGGTTGCCGCTGGATGATGATAACATTCCATTTTGATGAACGGCTATGAGCGCACGAATTGAAAACGAAAAGGAGACTATCCTTGAGGCTGTCCGCATGGCCTTTGATGAATTCGACGACTACGAAGACATCAGGCGCCAAGCGGCGGAAGACGAATCCGATTTCAGCTTGTCCATCAGCATTAAAATTCCTGACGGGGAACAAAAGGTCTGCGTGAAAGTGTCAGGCTCCATCAAGAAAGTAGCTGTGGCGAATGCCTATTTTGAGGACGACGGGCAGCTTAAACTGGACTTTGACACGGAATCCCAGGCCCGGGAAATAGAAAGGAATTCGAAAGCGTCATGAACAAGCCGATGACCATCATGCTGCCGATCGTTCCCCCGACGAAAACGCACCAGAACAAAAAAATCGTCAACATCGGGAAACACGCCAAACTGGCGGACACGAAAGAATTGAAACTGGTCATCAGCGATTACCTGACCCTGCTGAAACCTTATCAACCGGCCCGGCCCCTGACGGGGCCGGTCTCCCTGAAACTGGCCTTCGTCTGGCCCTACCGCAAGAGCGAGCCGAAAAAAAACCGGATCGGGCTCATTCCGAAAACGACCAAACCGGACTGGGACAACCTGGCCAAAACCCTGCAGGATGTCCTGACCCGGTTGAGATTTTGGGAGGATGACGCCCAGGTGTATTCCGCGTCCGTGGATAAATGGTGGGGCGAAGAACCACAAATAACAATCACTGTGCAAGAAGGATCAGAGCAATGAAACGGAATCCTCACATCATCGTTCAGCAGGTTTGCCCCATGAAGAAAACCGACGACGGGAAATACGAAGTTCAGGCCGCGATTGTACACCACAAAGGAATTATCGCCCGCTATCGCATGGAGTACCCCACGAAACGGCATGCCCGGTGGGCGCAGCACCTTATTTGCACAGTGAAAAATGCTTCACGCCTCCGTTGTTCTGATGAACTTAAAGCCTTGATTGAGGAAGGACCCCGATGAAAACGCCTAAATGCCCTCTTTGCGGCACACCTTTGAAAGCCATACGAGGATATGATGCCCATGGGATAACAACCAATTGGGTTGCTGGTTGCTACAACTGCTTCTTCCAGAGTTCCCATTTTTGGAAAACCAAGAAGGCATGTATTGAAGATATGGATAGGCTTGTTTCCCTGTTCCCTCCCATCATGCGGTTGAAACCCGGCGACCTTATTAAAATCAGGAAATTACCTGATAACTTTTTCGTTATTAAAACAGATGTTGAAAAAGGAGTAATACGCGCTGGCAGCACTTATGGGTACAGCATGTCTTATGTGCCGGAAGATGTTGAACAATGGCCCTGGGAGCTTGAGCAGAAAGGAGGAAGCAATGATATTTGATATTGCGCAACTTATAGTTTTTTTTAGCCACCGTCGCCGCGTATGGGTATTACCTTTATTTGATTGGTAAAGTTAAAGGGCTTCTTCAAGCGGTTAATGTCGTTCTTTTACAAAGAAAGGAAGAAAATGAAAATGACGCCTGAACAGAAAGCGTTTTACGAATGCGGAAAATCCGTGGAGTCCGTCAGGGAAACCATTCAGAAAATCCGGCAACACGCCATTCATGAATTTGGAGAGCCATATTACCTTTTGATGCCCTCTGAAAAAAGGATCTTAAGAATGGCAACGGACCTTGCCGGGAAAATCCATACCGTCCGCCAGAAACGGGCCGCGTGCAGGGCGTGGCAGGTTAAAGAGAGGTACTGCGGTAACTGCAAATATTCAGACTATTCTGAATGGGATGTTCCATGTTGCGAATGCTCTCATGCCAATATCGCAGAAATCATGGACCGCTGGGAGCCGAGAAAGGAGGGGGAGTGAATGAGCTACATCTTTTCGCGGGCGCTGGTGGAGGCATACTTGGCAGCGAACTGCTCGGAATGCGAACCGTCTGCGCCGTCGAGCTCGAACCCTATCCCTCAAGCGTACTGCTCGCCCGACAAAATGACGGCTTACTCTCGCCTTTCCCGGTTTGGGATGACGTACGCACCTTTGACGGACGACCGTGGCGCGGCCTTGTTGACGTGGTATCTGGAGGCTTCCCGTGCCAGGACATTTCAGCCGCAGGAAAAGGCGCCGGCATTGACGGCGCCCGCTCCGGCCTCTGGCGGGAAATGCACCGAATTATCAATGAGGTACGACCGGAATTCGCATTCCTGGAAAACTCACCTTTGCTTGTGGGACGAGGACTTGCCAGAGTCCTCGGTGATCTTGCCGAAATCGGGTACGATGCGGAATGGCTTGTGCTGGGAGCGGACGATGTGGGAGCCCCGCACGTCAGAAAGCGCATCTGGATACTTGCACATGATCCCCACGCCAACGGCTTGCAACGCCCCCAACAAGGGGAGCCATTCACGGGGACCCAAGAGCCTGATGGATGTAGCGACAACAGGCTGGATGCCGGGGATGATGTGGCCGCCCGCGACAACGAAAGATCTCGACAGAGGGTCGAATGCCCGGAAAGCCTCTTTGAAAAGAGGTGTATGGATCGGAACTCCAACCGCTTCCGGGAAGAATCGGAGCAAGAAGTTTCGGGAGGGCAACAAGCCGCCCAATCCATACGAGTTCGTAGAGATGTTCCCAAGCCCCCTTGCCTCGGATCACAAGAGACGTGGCCCAAACAGCAGGCAACAGGGATTGTCCGAATTTGTCCGGATGTTTCCTACTCCAACCGCCAGTTGCGGCGGCAAGGAAATCAACCGGGCAACAGGGAAGAAATTGATAACTATGGTTTCACAGTTTCCAACGCCCCGCACCAAGGGGATGTGCGGGGGGACGGGGAGTTTTCAGAAAATGAAAGACCTGGAAACCAAGGGAATTATCACGCCGGACGAGCGGAAACAAATGACTGCGGGGAGTGGTGGTCAGCTGAACCCGACGTGGGTCGAGTGGCTCATGGGGTGGCCGCTAGAGTGGACCGCCTTAAAGCCATTGGCAACGGACAAGTACCGGCTGTGGCAGCAACTGCATTCCGGGTTTTGCTTGGCAGATTCCAAGAAGGAAAGGAGGGGAATGAAAGCCATTCTTGACGCCTGCTGCGGCTCCCGCATGTTCTGGTTTGACCGCCGCCATCCTGACGTGGTGTTTATGGACCGCCGGGAGGAAACGCACCTGATTCACGCCGGGGAATCGTCCTGGCTGGGCAAGAAGTACGGGAAACTGGACCGGAAGACATGGAGGGATGATTTGAAGGCCGGATTCCGGGAGTGTTTCCGGGTTTTGGAACCGGGCGGCGTTCTGGTGTTCAAATGGTGCGAGGATCAGGTTTCAACCGCGGAAGTTCTGAAACTGGCCAGCCATGAACCTTTGTTCGGACACCGCCGCGGGAAGACCGTCTTCCTGGTCTTTATGAAATCTACAACCCCCAACTGACGCTTTTTTGATTATGGAATTCATCAATATCCCAACAGCCTTGTTTTCCAGCCCCGAATATATCGGGGCGGAACCCATACAGCGCGCCACCTGGATCTCTCTGCTGGCCTGGTGCTGCGAACAGGAAAACGGCGGCATCATTGAGGGCTGCCGCTCCTGGGGCATGCGCCGCTGGATGCAGACCTGCGGCGTGACGGATCAGGAAATCAGCGTGGAAAACGAACTCTACCACTTTGACGGCGACAATCTCGTCGTATTCGGCTATCCGCATGAAATTCAGGCCAGCGTGCAAACGCGCCGGAAGACCGCCCGTGAAAATGGAAAACTTGGGGGGAGACCCAGGAAAACCGACATTGGAACCAGTGTAGGAACCGAAAAGGAAACCCACGAAAAACCAACGTCAGTTATTTCCGAAAACCCAGAAGAAACCCAGTCGGTTTTTTTTAATAACCCAGACATAACCCATGAAGAAACCGTAAGGAAGGAAGGGAAGGAAGGAATTCACCCCCTTACCCCCTCTCCATGCACCGTGGAGGAAGTCGAAGCTCATTTGCAGGCCGCGGCTTTTGCGGGGCGTGTGCGTTTGGCTCCCGACCAGATACCGGACTGCGCCACGGCCTACTGGGGAAGCAGGGACGCCGTCAACTGGACCCGCAACGGCATCCCCGTGACCAAATGGCAATCCGACGCCATCAGCTTCGCCACCAGCTACGCCCTCAACCATCCGCCGCCTCCTGAAAACGGAGACCCCTATTCGAACCTTCAGGAACTCTAACCCCCAACAACTTCAATAACATGATCGACTCGCAGACACTCATTGACGCTGAAAAGCTGGTGCTCTCCCAGGCAATGGACGGCGCCCAGGCATTGGCGAACCTCCGGGACAAGGGCATCAGCCGCCAGACATTCAGCCTCCCGGCGCACCAGCAAATCTGGACGGCTCTGGAAACCGTCGCCGGCACGGGAGGAACCGTGGACGCCCTCACCGTCATCGCCCGCCTTGAAGCCCAGGGCCAGCTTGACGCCGTGGGAGGACACGCCGGAGTCGTGGAAACGGCCACCTACGGAGCCCTTGCCCGGTACAAAACCGCCGCCGCCCTGGAAATGGTCACGGAAGCCGCCAAAAAACATGCGCTGCTCGCGTTTGCCTCCCGGATGGCGGAAGCTGCCGGCGATCAGCTCAAAAGCGCGGAAGAAGCCCTTGATGAAGCCGAGCGCGGCATGTCCGCCCTGCGGGACCGGTGCGGCGTCCGCCAGACCGAAACCATCCGCGGAGCCGTGGGAACCATCATTGAAAACCTGCAATGGCGCATGAACAACCCCGGAGCCATCAAAGGAATCTCCTCCGGATACCGCCGCCTGGACCTGACCCTGGACGGCCTGCAGCCCGGCGCCATGATCGTGCTTGCCGCCCGGCCCGGAGTCGGGAAAACCGCCGCCCTGGTCAACATCCTCACCAACATCTGCCTCGGGGGAACCCCCGTGGGCATGTTCAGCCTGGAAATGCCGAAATCCCAGCTCCTGGAACGCATCCTCTACGGCATGGCCGGCATCAACTCCGACGACATCCGCCGCGGCAGGCCGATGACGGTCGGACAGCAGCAGCATTTCACGGCCGCCGTCAGAAAAATCACGGCCGCCCCGCTGCACATCGACGACGAAAGCTCCCTTACCATCGACAGCATCAGAGCCCGGGGCCGCCGGATGGTCCGGGAACACGGCGTCAAATGCATCGGCGTGGACTACCTGCAGCTGGTGCGCTCCACGACCCAGCAGGCCCGGGGAAGCCGTGAACGAGAAGTCTCGGAAATCTCCGCCGGCCTCAAATCCCTGGCCAAGGAACTCAATATTCCTGTCCTGGTGCTGGCCCAGCTCAACCGCGACGTGGAAAAAAGAGCCGGGAACGCCCAGGGCAAACCGGTCGTTTCCGACCTGCGCGACTCCGGCTCCATTGAGCAGGACGCCGACCAGATCATCATGATTCACCGCCCCTACATGTACAAGCCCGACAAGCACGACCCCACGGAAGCGCAGTGGATCATCGGCAAAAACCGCTTCGGACGGCTGGGACGTATTCAATTCCGCTGGACCGCGGAACTCACAAAATACGAGGAAGAACAGAATTATCCCGTCACCAACAAATGAGACCCCCCAAACCATCCCTGCGAAAAAACAAGCCGACGCGGCGAGGAAAGCCAGGATCCTACAAACTGCGCTTAACGCTTCTGGTGGATCCCAGAAAGAAAGGCAAACTTGTCGAGCTGGGACTTGGCACCAACGACAGACAGGAAGCCGAAGAACGCGCCAACAGCATTATCAATGCTCTGGAATCCGCCGGACTCTACCGTCTTCCCGCCGTCCGCATTCTGGAACATCACGTAGCCCAATTTGGCAAGATTGAACCTCCCCCCTTTGAACATCCAGAATTGCCTCTATGGTAACACCCCTGGAAAAATTCCTGGCAAAACATCCCACACCCTCCGGCATGGATTCAAAGGAATGGGCTGCTCTGAACGCTGCCATGAAGGAAAACAAGTTTTTCTCTTCCAAGGTGGAGAATATCAGATTGCTGGAACGGCTGCACAGGTTGATTAAGAATTATCTGACAGGAGAAAAGGAGACTTTACCCAATGGGGAAACGGTTATCAAGGTAGGAAGCGCCGCGGACTTTTCCAACCAGGCACTTCAATGGCTCCAAACCGAGGGGCTTGTTCCACCGGACGCCGAAGGCCCGAAGTATCACAACGATATTAAAAACATCGGTGCTCTGGCCCGTCTGAAGCTCATTTTCAAGACCAACGTCCGGCAAAGCATTGGGGCTGCTCAATGGGAGGCATCCATGAAACCGGCCAATCTCAAAGCATGGCCTGCTTTCCGGTTCATCCGCTTTCCGGGAGCCAAGACAAAGCGGCTTGTTCATGTCGTCAACGAAGATGCTGTCCGGCTTAAAACCGACTTTACTTTTTGGGCAGACGAAATGAACGCCGCCAGCCTCGGGGGCTTTGAGGTCCCCTGGCCGCCGTTCGGCTTCAACTCCTACATGGATCAGGAGCCTGTTTCCCGGGAAGAATGCGAACGGCTGGGACTACTCAAACCCGGGGAGCCGTTGAAGCGTCCAAGGGGTGCGGAGCGCTTCGGGATTGACCTGATTGAACGGTACGGGTACGGCAAGAAGGCCAGTACGGCGAAGTTGCCGGAGGAACTGAAGGCCAAATTGAAAAAGGTCTATGAAGACCGCTGGGGAGTCAAACAGGACAAATCTGATGAGGTTGTCTTTCCCTCACAGGAAGTGGCGAAAAAGGCCAGGGAAACGGCGGAGAAAGTCATCAAGGTTCCCTCTGCTCCCATTCCTGCGCCAGTCTCAGCCGTCACGCACACGGTCAGCCTGGGAGATGTCCCCAAGGTGAAGATGCCTGCCCCGTTGACGGATAAGGAAGCTGATGACCTTTTGCGAAGCGTTACCGGGGAAGTGTGGGCAAAGGCATCCAGACTGGAAAAGAACGCTTTGTTTTCCTACACCGGAAATGGATATGCCCGCATCAACAACGATTTGAGGAAGGGGAAGTCCAACGCCAAGGCGAAACAGATCGCCAAAGTCATTGACAGATGCAAAGTGCCTCAAGACATGGTTGTTTTCCGTGGCTGTGGGGTTTACAAGGAATTGAAAGACGCTTTGAACTGGAAAGGAGAAGAAATAACAGACGAGCTGGTTGATATGCTCAATCTCTCCGTAGTGGGAAACCCTCTCAAAGACGAAGGTTTCATGTCTGCTGCCGTAGCGGAGGGGAAAGGATTCATGAACCGTCCCGTGTTGTTCAGAATTCTCCTGAAGAAGAAAACCCGTGCCATTTATGCAGAGCCCTTTTCCAGATTCGGGGCAGGGGCCGGTAAGGACTGGGACGGCCTTAGCCCGCAAACCTATTTTAGCAGTGAAGATGAAATCATCATCCAGAAGGGAGGAACCCTCAAATTTCTCCAATTCCATAATCAGAACGGGAAATTGATCATTGACTGTGAATTGATACAATAATGATATGAAAGAAGAAACATCACCAGCGCACAAGAGAATTTGGGAGTCTGATTTCAAAGGATGCAAAACATCCCACCCTCTCCTGATGAAATGCCTTTTGTGCTCCAAGAAGAAGCTCAACCCGGGTAGTATGGAATGTAGCGCTTATGAGCGTAAACCTGATAGTATCCTCTACGATAACGCGGACTGCCCCAGCTTTGAACGCTGTATTGACGCGGAAGGGCTGCGCTGGATTGAAGGATATGTGAAACTCTCCGGAAAGGCGTACGTTCCCCGCCAGGACGATATACCTCCGGCAGGGTGGGAAAAAATCAACAAGGAGTATGCGAAATGAAGAAAGAGAGGACCGGGAAGAAGGGAAATGTTTCCAGGTATAGCGCTGCCCTCTCTGAACGCATTTGCGGTCATATACGTTGCGGGGATAGTCTGAGGAAGGCTGCCGAAAAGGAAGGCATTCCCCATCCCACGGTGATGAATTGGGCCAGAGAGAACGCGGATTTTGCAAACCAATACGCGCGCGCGTGCGAGGAACGGCTTGCCGCCCTAGAAGACAAGTTGCTTGACCTTGTGGAGAAAGGGCATGAAGTGGCCCCACGTGCCGAAATAGGGGGAACCATGCTGCAGGCGGTCAAGTTGGAAATAGACACGCTCAAATGGATGCTTGCCAAGCTGATGCCGAAGAAGTACGGAGACCGTGCGGCGCTGGCTCTGGAAGGTGGAGAAAAAAACGTAGAGGTGACCCATAAACTTCCAGCAGAAGCAATCGTTCCGTTAGTGGCAGCCTTGAGAGAAATATGGTCCGAAGAGGAAGAAAGCTAGGGCCTCCTGTCAGGCCGGAAGATTCCCCCGTCATCTTTGCCGCCGTGGTGCTGGGGGAAACGGGGCTGTACAAATGGCAGATGAAGGCTCTTGAACGTGCCGCCCGCGGCAAGCGCGTTGCCCTGCGTGCAGCCAACGGATCCGGCAAAACGGATAAAGTGATCGGCATCCTTGCTCTGTGGTTCCTGTGGCGTTTCCCCCGTGGGCGCATGCCTATTACGTCCGGCTCATGGCGCCAGGTAAAAAACCAGCTCTGGCCTGCCCTGGAACGGCACCGGAACAACCCATCCCTTGCGGGCTGGAAATGGCTCAAGAATTGCCGCGTGGAAACGCCGGAAGGGGGATTCATCGAAGGCTTTTCCACCAACCACGCCGGGAAGGCGGAAGGCTGGCACGGGCGTGTGACGGACGAATTCAAGGATGAGCGGAAGGAACAGGAGGAGGAAGACCCCCGCAGCGAGAAGAAAGCCCGTCTGTTTGACGTTGACGAGTTTACCGGGGATGATCCTTCTTCCCCCGTGTTTTTCGTGGTGGACGAGGCAAAGACGGTTCCTGATGAAATCTTTGACGCCATTGAACGATGTACGCTTCAATTCTGCATCTACCTTTCATCCCCAGGCAAGCCGGAAGGGCAATTTTATCGCTGTTTCCACGAGGAAAAAGAACTCTTCTGTCCGATGGTGGTAACGGCCTTTGATTGCCCCCATATCTCCCAGGAGCGCATTGACCGCATTCTGGCCCGTGTGGGGGGTAATGAGGATGATTCCTATTACCGTTCCGTCGTGCTGGCGGAATTCACGCTGGAAGGAGATTTGTACATCATTGACCCTGGAAAACTGGAATGGGGTCAGCGGCAGCCCTACGAGCCGCGCAGGGGGCGCCCCGTGGCCTTCCTGGACATTGCCGCGGGCGGGGATGAAACAGTCCTTGCCATCTGCGACGGAAACGAAGCTTGGATTGAATACGCGGAACGACAGCGGGACACGGTGCAGAGTGTCCGCAAGTGCATTGCCACCCTCAAGGGGCTGGGCATTGCGGATTGTGATTTGTGGGTGGACGCTCCGGGCATGGGCCTGGCTGTCATCAGCGATTTTAATGAATCAGGTTGGTATCCGAATGAGTTCTTTGGGAACAACCCTCCGGAAGACCGCGACCGCTACATCAATCTCTCGGCGGAATGCTGGAATGACGCCGGACTGGAACTCATGACCGGGCGAGTGCATATCAGGTCCAGGCGGTCGGACAAGACGCTTTTCGTGCAGTTGACTACCCGGAAGAAGGAATATGCGGACGATTCCAGGCTCAGGAACGAGAAGAAGGAGAAAATGAAGGCTCGCAACCTGTCTTCTCCTGATCGCGCGGACGCCTTGCTGGGGGCTATATGGGCTTCCTTTCGTGGAGTTTCCGGAGTTTGGACAGGAGAGGGCAACAGGCCCATTGTGGGCAAGAGTCAGCACGCCGTCAAACATACGGGGAAATTTTATCCCATTTAGGACTGTTCGTAGCCCATTTTGACATTGTTGTACCCTCCCTCGCGTTGGGGCGATAATGCGTGCATGAGGCAAGCCGCCAACTACAACGTACACGCCACGGAATCCCTGCCGCAGTCTCTTGCGCTGCATTTTATTTCTCCATCCGGTGAGGATATGGACATCAGCGGCATGACGCTCCGCGGCGCGGTGGTACAGGATGGAGTGATCATGCTGGACTGTGCCGTTACGGGGGCGAGTACGGCATTGGTGACATGGCCGAGGCTGGCCGCCGGATGCGGCGCTTATGATATTTTTCTGACCGACGCATCGGGCAAAGAATACCCCTTGTTGAAGGGAGCCGTGCATGTAGTGTCCCGCGTTACGCCTCCGGATGGAACGAATGAGGCCGCGGCCGTGGCCGGCGCTCTTGATGTCTCCATCCCCGAAACGGAAGACGGATCCGTGACCATTTTGGAAAACCCGTCCATTGTGGTCGAGGAACTTGTACGACAGGCCGAAGCGGCCCGGGATGAAGCAGAGCAGCTTGTGGAAACGCTGGAAGAACAGGTGGAAAGCGGGGAATTGGTCAATGAGGCTGTAGCAAATAAATTGCCGGACGCGCTCAAGGAGGCGGGAGTGGAATTGGAAGCGGTGACCGGGCAATCCACCTTGTCCAGCGGGACCGCCGCCGACACCTGGACCATCGTCGGAGGCTACGCGATGACGTGGGGAGACGAGATTCTGGCCGGGCATCTGCCCGACAGCTGCCGCCTGAAAAGCATTTCCACCGTTTATTTTTTCACCAATCCCGCCCTGAATCAGTATTGCCTGCGGATCTGGAAACTGACGGACGGCGCTTACAGCCTGATCGGAACCTCCGCCTATGTGTCCGATTTGAGCAGCGGCCAGACGGCCACGTGGGTATTTACGCCGGGCGTTCCCCTGACGCGTGGGGATGTCATTATCATTCAGGTGTGCGAAGGGATCGAGATGACGCCCTATGCCTTAGGGATGCACGCCGTTCTTACTCCGTCCGTCCCTGGGCGCGGCCTGGTGACGGAGGTGGCCAACCCGCCCGCCGTGAATGGCACGATGGCCCCCATGATGACTGTGGTGGTGGACTATGACGACGGCATCACCCTGGGAGGGATGGAACTGGCTACCGCGCGGCAACTGGATAGCCTGGGGAGGGATGTGCGGCAATCTTCCGCGACTGCCGAGGCTGCGGCGCGGACGACTGGCCAGTCCGCCGCTGCCGCGTCCACGGCTGCCGATAATGCCGCAACCTCCGCCACCAGCGCGGCCAACTCCGCGACGGCGGCGGCTAATGCTCTGGCGGCCATGCCGCAGGTGGACGCCTCCGGCAACATGACGCTGGCCGGAGGTCTGACGGCGGCGGGGGCCGTCAACGCCAACGGAGGCATCAACATCCCGCTTGCCGTGGGGGCGGCGACGGATACATCAGCGGTTAATCGTTTTTTGGCTATGGGGCTGGCAGGAGCCGTGCAGGCGTTGATTCAGCCTCTGTACCTCAAAACCAGTTCCATGCCCGTAGTGGGAAGCGGCAGCACCTCTGTTCAATATGCCGGACTTTATGCAACCAGTTCAACGTCGGCAGCTTCCGGTTCTCCTGCACACAGTACGACCACGTTTACCTTTGAAGGGCCGCAGGGCCAGCATAATTACAGTTCTTTCGCGGGATTTTCGATACCGCTGTCCGGTTCAACAGCGTCCAAATTTACCTTTGGATTAGGCCGCGGATCAAAAACGGTAAGAGGCGGCCTGACGATGGATTCATTTTCCATGATTCCGGGCAATAATCTGGCCGTCAATTACGGAGAGATTATCGACATCACAACCACAGCGGTTCGTGATTCTGTCCGGGGAGGTTACGTGCTTAGAGTGCGGGAGATTTATTATGTCTCTTCCGGTGATTCATGGCAGGTGAAAACTACGGAAAGTTTTATTCCCGCAACTCAAAACCACCCATTTCCCGCCTGCCTCAACAGGCTCATTTTCATGCAGGAGGGGCTTTCAAGCATGTCGTCATACGAGGGGAAAGCGTCACTTTATATTGAGCTGGGGGGAGGTCAGACAAACACCTTGTTCAAAATAGCCGCCCTCAGAGGTGTTTCAGGATTCGAAGACGGCATGGGGTTCAGCACGTTGGTGGCGGATGTAGAAAATCCCAATTCCTGGACATCCTCGGTTCGCACGGGAGCAGGCAATCGCTACCTTTATGCCAATGGATTGATCAATCCAATGTACGCCGCATTGGAAGCCATGGCCGTCAATGCTATTGAAGCCGAAGAAACGGCTGATTTTGAAGATATTAACATACCTCTCTAGTAATGAATAACGCAGAGATACAGATTCAGTTTCCGCAGCCTGGTAACTGGCAGGAATTCACCCTGACGCCCATTTACCGGGACGCGGGCGGTTATAGACCTCCGGCGCGCTATACGCAGGACGATATACCAGCGGAGCAGGCCCTGGCCATGCAGGCCGTCGTTGCCGCACTGGTGGGATTGTCGGAGCCGTGGCAGGCATCCCAGGTTTGGGCGCGGTTAGGTATAACTATGACGTATGATGTTGCGAGTGATCATAGAGAATATGTTTTTGCCGTGGATTTGACCGTGGAGGCCGTCAATCCCCAGGGAGGGCGCAGGGTGTTCACTTCCCGCGACTACCCGGCTTTTGTGATCACGGATCCCGCCGCCGTGGCGTTTTTTAAATATTTCACAGAGCAAAACCATGAGTAAGTTAAGTGACGAGCAAAAGCAGGCCGCCCTTGAGGCGGGGAAGCAGGGCATGAAAGATGCCTACGAAAAAAGTAAAACTAAAACCGGCCTGAAGTGGTGGGAACGCCTTTTGTGGGTAGTCCTGGCAGGGGCGGCCTATGCGGCTTCCGCTTTGCTGGGTGGCTGCGGTCATTCCGTGGACGTGACGCCGGGCCGCACGGAAGTATGCAAGGACGGCTCCTGCCTCGTCATTGAGCAGGGGCATATTTCTTATTCCCAAGCACAGCCGGAAACGGACGTTCCGCCCGTCGTGCAATCCCTGAAAAAGTAAGATCATGTGCCAGCCGATAGATTGGGTTCTGCGTGTGGTCAATACTGTCCGCGCAGTTTTGGACGGCAAGAACGGTATCTTGACGCTACTGATTGTCGTTCTCATGAGTGGGTTTGTCGGCATGGCACTTATTTACAACGATTTCAAGAGCTTTCTGGCAGAGCAGACCAAAAACTACGCTATTCAGACGGAGGTCTTGAGGACAATAGACCTCCGTCTTTCCAACCTCGAACAACAAACTCATAAATAATATGTTTCACAAATATCATGTAAGCTTTTTATTCGATTCTGGAGAACACATCAAAGAGCTTATTTCCTGGCTCGCTAATGCTCCTGATACTATTGCTCTATCTGAAAAACACACAAACATTTTTGAAAGAAACCCCAATCAAGGACGCTCTTTTTCAGATGCTCTCCACGCTTTGAAAAGTGGTAAGGGAGCCAGACTGGAGGGGTGGCCCCCGGATGTTGTGATCCGCGCTCAGTTCCCGGACGAGCACAGCAAGATGAATGCTCCCTACCTGTATATGGAATCCCCTTTCGGGCGGGTGCCGTGGAAGGAAACGTTCATCGAATTGTTTTCTGAGGAGTGGGAGATTGTCGATTAAACTGTTTCCATTTTGGATACAGTTCTAACCACTTCTAACCGAAATAACTTATAACTATGAACACTACAGAAAGAAAGATGGCCGCGGCTATCCTCCGGTTTGAAGACAGCCGTGTTACCGGGCCGGATTCCCTGCGCGTTTCCCGCCTTCCCGCCGCCGACAAGGGCGGCAAGTGGGAGATTTGCGGCATTTGCGACGGCATTGAACCGACCGTGTTTAACAGATTGAAGGCCCTGCTGGATGCCGGAAGGAGGGAGGAAGCCTGGGAAGGTTGTCTCCAGTACGTCCTGGATAATACCGCCGCCGTGCGTTCCTGGCTGGGTTCCGACGCTTTTCCGGCCACGGAGTTTATGTTGCGTGACCATTTTTTCAATTCCGGGAGCAGGAATACCGGGAAGATTTTGCAGCGCGCGCTGAACATTCACGGCGCCGGGCTTGTGGTGGACGGGATTGTCGGCCCCAGGACCCGGCAGGAGTTGCAGGACCAGCTGGCCGCCACGGGTGAAGCGGTGTTCCTTATCGCTCTGCAGGAGAAGCGTCAGGCGTTTTACCGCTCTTGCAAGCAGTTTCCTGTGTTCGGGAAGGGCTGGCTGAACCGCTGCGACGATGCGTTCAGCATGGCGCAGGAGCTTGTTTAATCCTTAAATCTCTATTCGTTCATGGCATTATTTCCCAGGCTTCGCGGCAAGGTGAAAGAGGCGGTCCAGATATTGGTTTCTCCGTTTGCTGATCATAAATTCAAGCACTGGCCAGCCTCCGAACTTGACCCGGAATCCCTGAAATCTCTGAAAGAGTCCATTGCTTCCGGGCGGCTGGACCGGCAGGAACAGCTCTTTATGGCTATGCTGGAAAAATGGCCGCGTCTCCGGAAGAATCTTGGGGAAATAGCAAACGCCGTTGCCCGCATGGAATGGACAGTCATGCCCTGGACGGAAAAAGGACAGCAACCGACCCCGGAAGCGCAGGAAATGGCGGAGCTTGTCGAATCTGCCTTCTGGCGGTCAGAACCGGAACCGGACACGGTAGAGCAGGGAGCAGACGATTTGCTCAAATCCCTGACCTATATGCTTACTTGCGGCAACACCGTTCATCAAATCAAATGGGCGTCGGATGATATCATCTACCCCCGCTGTTACGAGCCTCTTTCCGCTCAATTTTACGCATGGGAATATAACTACGGCAGGAAGGATCGTTTGCTCCTTTTCCGCAACGGCCTGGAAAACGACCTGGAAGGAGAAGAATTTCCCCCGGACAAGTTCCTGATTGGGCTGAATAAGGCCGACGTGTTCCACCCTATTTTTGGCGCCAAGCTCCGGTGTCTTGTGGGATGGTTCGGAGCCGCCTGTTACGGGTTGCCCTGGCTGATGACGTTTTGCGAGCTTTTCGGCATCCCTTTCCGGACGGCTAAAGTCAGGGGTAACGAAAAAGCAAAAACGGAGGCGGCGGAAATGCTGCAAAACCTTGGTTCCGGGGGATGGGCCGTCACAACGCAGAATATGGAGTTTCAGCTTCATGACGCCGTAAAGGGAGCCAACGGGCTGCCCCAGGCGGATTTGATCAAACTGGCGGACGAACAATGCGACAACCTGATCCTGGGACAAACGTTGACCAGTTCCAAAGGGGACGGAGGGGCGTATGCCCTCGGCAAAGTGCATGCCGGTATCCGCAAAGAGATCATTGAAGACGCGGGGCAGGCCGTGGCGAATATTCTCAATTCCCAACTCATTCCTGCCATCATCCACTTGAATTACGGGCATGTTCCTTCCCGTCTCCCTCAATTTGTTCCCTCTATCCGCGGCATTGACGCAGAAGCCCTGGAAACGGTTGCCAAAGCGGCGGAAATCATGGATGTAGGAGAAGAATTCGCCCGCACCATCGTCAAGATACCCAAGCCGCGTTCCGGCGAGCCTGTCTTGAGAAAAGCCCCGTCTATCGGTTCCGCTCCGGGCCAATACGGGGATGCCATTGAAGCCGCTGCCTCCGAGGGAAAAAACTAGCTCCGCTCGCCCTGGCCGTCGAGTTGGAGCAGGACGCGGAAAAGGCCGCAGAAGAAATTTTACAGGCGTGGGCCGAGCCATGCGCTGATTTTGTCCGGGAATTGATCGGCAAAGCCCGTTCCGGGCTTTCTGATCATGAATTTCGGGCGGAACTGGCCGCTGTGCTTGCCCGCCTTCCGGAAATGGACCTCACCAATGATGATTTGCTGCAGGAAGCCCTGTGGGACGCCAGCGCGGAAGCTTACCGGAAGGGGTGGGAAATCAATTGGATTGAAGACGAGATATGAACCTGACGATCGACTTGAACGGTGTTGACCCGGTAATTGCAGAAGTGAAAAAAATAGCAGCTCCGGAAAGTTTGGCGAAAGCCAATGAACGCATGGGGGAGGGAGTGAAAAGCTGGCTTTCGTCCTGGTACAGGAACAAGGCGGAATCCGGACACTTTGAAAACACGTCCCTGCCGACCCACGGGCCTGGAAGGAAGAAAACCGGGTGGGCCAACGACATTGCCCGAAACTGGTTTGCCGAGACGACGGCGGACGGTGCCCGCATCTACCTCACCGGGCAGGCAGGGGAGGGGAACGGGGGGGAACCTCTAGACCTTGCACAATCCCTGTTATTGAAAATCTACGGCGGCACGGTGACGGCCAAGCGGGCCCAGGCGCTGACCATTCCTGTCATTCCGGAGGCGCACGGCGTTCGCGCTGGCGCTTACGCCTCTATGACGGGCCGCAAACTTTTCACTCTTCGTAAAAGCATCCTCAACCTTCGCAACAGCATGACCGGCTCCGGATTGGAGCCGGGCTGCCTTTTTGAATCGGACGGGCATGGCGGAGTCAGGGCCGTCTATAAGCTCAAGAAGTCGCAGATCTTTGCGCCATGGCCGGAGGCTTTTCCGGATATGGAAGAACTTACGGGCATAGCATTCAAACACTTCATGGATGCCATGCTTGATGACGGGGGAGGTTCCGAAGACTGGATAAATTGACTAGGAGAGCTAAGCTGAAAGACGGTGTAAAATAAACCGCCGCAGAGGGGAAACTGCGGCGGAGTAGAAAAAAGATTTGTTATAGAAATAGTTTTATTTCTTTTTTAAAATATAATGTTCGGATAAGATTCCTTGATTAATTGATCCTTCTTTGTCTGACAACATTAATTTACTACCATCAAGTATTTTATAATAAGATTTTTCATTAGAAGAGGTTAGAGATAATTCAATCAAGTTTCCATTTATCAAATTATAATGACCTTTTGATTCGAAAGTTGCGCTTTTTTCTCCTTCTCCTATATATTCGCTCCTCAGTATATAAGTTTTATCCTTATTTAATGTCAGTGTCGTCTTTATACCTTCACAATCGGCAGCGGGAAGAGTTCCTTCATAAGTGCCGTAAAAATTAGAATTTTCCGACTTGTTTTCTATTTTTGTTCCACCGTTTTCAATTTGATCATGATTCTCTTGAGGAGCATTGCAACCGGTTATGACAACTAAACATGTGGCCCATAAAAAAATCATTTTCATGGTAAGTACCTTTCTTTTTTAATTAGTGTTTTTTCTTAATTCAATAGAGCAGGGACTGAGAAATCAATTCTCTCCCAATACCATTATAATATTACGTAAAACTTTGGGAGGTGGCAAGATATTATTCTCGGCCAGCCGGGATTTTATTCCTGATCGTTACGGCTTGAATATTTTGTAGCCCATTTTGCGTCTATTGCCCCATACCTCCACTGTGCCTCATCATGGGGGCATGAGTACGCTGATAACGACGGTAGCCGGCAACCACGGCAAGGCTCCCATGGCTATCCTGTGGGCCCCCAAAGGAGAACATACTATTAAATGCTCGCTCAACGGCCAGCCGGGAACGTGTGTGGTGCGGGTAACGTCCGACTGCGTTCCCCGGCTCAATGCCGACCTGGAAGCCAAGCTATCCAGCAACGTCAAACCGGTCGGGCTCTATGATCATGAGATGGGGCCCGCCTCTTACAAGCCGGGACGGTTTGTGTGGAACGAGGAAAAAGGCGTTGTGTTGGAACTGGAAGGATGGACGGAGAAGGGAAGAACGGACGTGGAAGGCGGCAATTACGGCTATCACAGCCCCCGCTTCCGGCGCGACAAGGGAACCGGGGAAATCCTCGGCCTGTTGCCGGAATCCATAGAAGTAGGTTCCTTGGTCAATGACCCCGCATTTGACGACATCGAACGCATTGCCGCCAGCCGAATGGAGGGCGACGTAGCCCATTTTGACGACGTTGAAGACCCCGGGAAACCGGGCGACAATAGAGACCTTGAGAAGCCCAAGGAGGGCCTCGACCAGCAAGACAACCATACAACCAACCGAGACATGGACATCACTAAACTCGTTGCCCTCGGCATTTTGACCGAGGAAGAAGCCAAGGCTGAAAATGCCGAGGCTATCGTGTTGGAGCGCATCAAGGCCCTGCAGGACAAAGGCAAGGCCAGCTCCGACGAATTGGAAGCAAGCAAGAAGGAGCTGGCGAAATGCCAGGAAGAAATTGCCGCATCCAGGAAGCAGGTGAAGGAACGCGCCGTCCAGGACGTTGCCGATGCCATTGCTGCGGGCAAAATCGCCCCGAAGGATGAAGCATCCAAGACCTTTTGGGAACGAGCCCTGACGGAAGACTATATTGCCGCCAGCAAGCAGTTGAACGCCCTGCCGAAAAATCCCGCATTCGATGACGTGAATGCCGGCAAGCCGGAAGGCTCCCCAAAAGAACCCGTCACGGGAACCGCGGCTCTTCGCAGCTCCTTTGAAACCGAACTCAATAACCTGAACAAGTAATATGCCCGCGAAAGAATTTATGACCCTGCTGGACGTGCTTCAGCAGGAAGGAACAGGATCTATCAAGGCCCTTGACGCAGTCCGTTCTGTTGGACTTGCATCCCCGGAAGTAACCGCGTTTCCCGTTACCGTTATTGACGGAACGCAGTACGAAATCAATATGCCCACCGGCATTCCCCGTTTCGGGTTTCGTCCGGCCAATGCCGGAGCCAAGAACCTGACGACCGAATACACCAATAAAACCGTTAAGTGCTACTACATTGACGGACCTATTGCGGTGGACAAGGCCGTTGTCACCAGCTCCGCCAGGGGGGCGCAGCTGCTCACCAAGGAAACCCGAAGCGTTACGTTGGGTGCCATGGCCTCCATTGCCCTGCAGATGTGGTACAGGCTTCCGGAACAGGAAAATGTGTTCCCGGCTATTTCTGAACAGATGGGGGATTATATGACAATTTCCGCGGATTCTTCCAAGCAGGAAGACTCGGAAGCCAACCGCGCCGACAACTCCGGAGCTTCCGCTTACCTGGTCATTTTGGGTGACGACTTCCTGCACTCCATATGGGGGAACAAGAAGACGCTTTCCATGTCTCCGGTGCAGGAAGAGACCGTAGCCAGGAATACGGAAGACGGGGAATCAGGAACAATGAGGGCCTATACTTCCCGTTTGGAAGGCTGGACGGGCATTGCCGTGGAATCTCCGTTTTCCGTGGCCCGCATCAAGAACATCAGCGCCCAGCATCCCTTGACGGACAAACTTGTCGCCAAGGCGAAGAGCCTGTTTCCTGCGGCCTTGCGCGGCATGATTTCCTATGTGGTTATGAACGGCAATGTGAAATTGCTGTTGCAGGAATCCAGAACCCTTACGCCTGCCACCGGAAACGGCGGAACGGGCATGATCGCCCCTGAACCCGATTCCGTGATGGGAATCAAGATTCTGGAAGTGGATTCCCTGCTTGATGACGAATCACTGTCCAGCGTCCGCGCCGCATTTGCGGAAGACTTTTTCCGCGCCCGTCGCAACTCCCTTGCCCTCAAAAATTAACCTTTTATCCGCAGAAAGGAGAAACACACCACATGATGAAGAATATGTACCGCAATGACGAAGCGCTTACGATCCGTCTGAAGATGCCGGGAACCGGAAAGACGGTAACGTCTGCCCCGATTCATATCGGACAGAAAGGAGGCATCGACAGCGCTGTCATTTCATTGAAGCACGAAGAGCTTCCCGCGCTGGCCGCCGGCAAGACGATGACCCTCACCGTCGAATCGTCCGAGGACGGTGATGCCTGGACGGAACTGGATTCCCCGAAGCTGGTTGCGACGGGGGGTGAGAGCAATGGTTCCGGCTCCGGAGAAGTGTTCATGCGTGTTCCGTTGGAGGCCGGCCCCTGGCTGCGCCTGAAAATCGCAGCTGAAACGTCCGCAGGCGACAGCACGGCACAGGAAGCCGTCCTTGCCGTCAAGGTATAACCTTATTGAAACAATGGCCCTCGTAAGGATTACTCCGGAAGCGGTTGCCCGCTATTGCCTGGACAAGGAAATTACTTCCATTGCCCGGGACAAAATCAGCGACATCATCCGCGAGGTCTGCAACGAGGTGGCGGCTGCAGTCAACTCCTGCCCCAGAAATGCCAGGATTGCGATGGATTCCAGTTCCGTTCCCGCGGAGTTGGTATTCACCACCTGCATTCTGGTGCGGGATGCCGTCACCAGCTCCGTGCCAGGTTCAAGCGAATCCCTGCAGGGGACGGCGCGGGCGGCTCAATATCAGGATGCCCGCGCGAAACTCCGCGCCGTGGCTGCCTGTGAAGTCGAGTTTGCCCCCTACGATGGGCACCAGCCCAGCGACGTCATTTACGGAGGGCCGAAACACCAGGATTGGAGCAATCCGATATGAAGAAAACCCTGAAGAAGTCGCCTGTCATTGCATTTGCGGAAGTCCTCTGTCAGCGGGCCGTGGAAATTTGCTCCGCGGCCAACAACGGGGAAGACCCGGAAATCATTATTAAGGCATGGGACGGTTCCTTTGAGGAAGAAATCAAGAGGGTGACCGGTTCCCTGGAAACCGTCATCGTCATGGAGCGTCCGGAAATTGTTCCGGACAAGTTGAGCAGGAGCGGCAAAAGCACGGCCAGATGGCACGTCACCGTGGAGAGCAACCCGCTTCTGGACGGTGACGGCTGGGACGCCGACGACCTTGCCGACATCATCCAGGAGGGCTTTCACAAGTGGCGCCGCAACCATGCCCGGCTGATGATGACGGAGGTAATCGTTACCAGCTCCAAGCCGGCTCTCGCCAAAATCCTGAAAAAGTCCATCGTCCTGACGATGGAAACAACCCTGATTATCAAACATGGCAACTAAACCCACCACCGCCGCGGCCCAGGAGGCCGCTACTGCTCCGGCGCCCCGCATCGTCAAATGCCGGGTGGCCGTCAACAAGCTGGAACTCCCTCACGGCATCGCCGCGCGGGGAAAAATCGTCCACATCCCGGAAGACGTGTACAAAGTCCACGCCGACGCCGGGAAAGTGACCTTTATTGACTACGTAAGAAGCTAACAACCATGTCAGAACTCTACAACAAGGAAATGCTGGTCGGCACCTTTCTCGACCTGTGCCCGTTCGGAACGACAGTCACGGCCGGAAGCGGCACGGACACGGTGGACGAGCAATTCAAGCCGGCAAAGGACTCCGACGCCTGGATGATGGCCAACGAAGTCATCGACTACAAAATCACGCCGACCACGGAAGACGACGCCCGCACGGTATTTTCCCGCGACACGACCTCCTATGTGACGCGGAAGAACACCAAAGTGACGGGCAACACCATCGAAATCAACTCCACGGAGATTAATCCGGTCTGCTGGCAGGTGATTTACCAGTGCGACAGGCTGGAAGCCGGGAAGGAAGTGCAGCCCTTTTCCCGGAACATCTACGGGCAAAAGGTATGGGCGCGCCTCACCAAATACCAGGAAGACAAAAAAGAAATGATGGTCCTGGAAGTCGCGGCGCTGCTCAAGGTGGAAATCCCCACGGAAAACAACAAGCTGATCACGCCGAAATTGACGCTTGAAGTGATCCCGTCCTCCCTGAATTCCCTGACGCCCACGGAAGAAATCGCCTTCCCGGCCTCCGCCGGGGCATGACAGCCGGGGCCGCCCTTCTGTTTGCATGGGGGGCGGCCAGTCGCGCTCCGCAAGGTGTGCGTGGATTGAAACCCCCACCATTATTGAGGCATGGACACGACCGTCTCTCCCTTTTCCATCACCTTTGACGGGCGCCCCGTCGTGCGCGCCGGGGAATTCCTGCTCGATTCCCTGCCGGAACACGCTTTCCCGGTGCAGTTCGGCACATCCGCCACGCCGATCATCAACAGCCCGTTCCCCAGGCTGGACGCATTCGGCAACCTGTCCCTGTCCTTCACCATCTCCACCGTGCGGGAATGCGCCTCCCACATGGACGCGTGGAGCGCCTTTTACGAATGGCTCAACGAATGGAAAACGGCGGGGAAGGGGGAATGGGCCTGGACCGACGCCTGCGGCCGTGAACAGCGCTTTGAAGCCGTCATCGCCGATGCCGAGCCGAAGGTTCAGGGCCTGCGCCTTATCGTCTCCTACAACTTCACCCTCGGCCGCCCCCTGTGAAAACCCTTGACGTATCTTCCGCCGACTTCCTGGACATGGCCGAAAGCCCGTCCTACAACCGGCTCTCCTTCGGGGGAGCCTCCGTCTCCTTCCGCGCGCCGGTCTCCCGGTTTGCCTCCTGCCCGTTTGAAGAAGGGGAAATAGTGAAAGTCGTCTGGCGCGGGAAAACCCTGCTCATCGGACCGGCCATCGACCTGGAACACTCCCTTGAAGGAACCTCCGAGAGCTGGGACATCAGGATTTGCGATTACTGGTGGAACCTGAGCAACATCCAGTACTTCGTGAACGGCCGCGCCAACGGCATCTTTGCCGAATACCGCCAGGGCACAGGCGGAAGCGGTCAGGAAAAACAGGCGACCGCGAACATCCGGGACGCCCTCTCCGGAGTCCTGGACCACGCCGTCAGCACGGCCCTGGTCCCCATCAAATACGACCTCCGGATAGACAAGGATGCCGAAATCATTCCGTTTGCCTACTCGTCGGAAACGTATGCCTCCCTGCTTTCCCAGATCCAGAAATGGCGCCCCAATATGGCCGCGTGGTTTGAATACGGCGCGGACGACTCCGCCACGCTGGTCATTGCCGACCATGCCGCCCTGCCGGATGTCGTGCTCGACCTGTCCGCCGTGGACGTAAGCGCCCTGTCCCTCAAGGCGCGTCCCGATCTGGTGCCTCCGGCCGTGGGGCTGACCTGCAACGCCTCCGTTGTCTCCCGGATTCAGCGCGCGCTGGCCGTCTATCCCTCAGGCGCCTCCCTGTCCCAGCCCTATGTGGTGACGGCGGAAGTGGACGTTCCGGGCGGCGTCAAGGTCTCCGACACTGCCGGGCAATACAGCCCTGCGGAAACGGACTCGTTGGGTTACGACGCCCCGCGGATGATTGTCCGGGGAGACAAATTCCCGACCGGCACGGCCCAGTGGGCGGCCCGCGTCAAACGCTGGGCTCCGGCCCTGGAGGATTGCGCCGGCCTGGAAGTGGCGGCCAGTCCGAAAATCACGTCCATCACGCCTGCTGACGCGGAACACCGGGGATACAGCAGCGCGGCCGTCACCCACGAACTGACCTCCGGCCAGATCAACGGAAAGAGCGCGAGAATCAAATGGGGCAAGGTCCGGGTGGATTTGCGGGTGCGGGCGACGGATCCCCCCGACACGGTGAAGCAATATTTTCCGGAATACGGCGGAAAATCCGGAACCGGGGACCGCTGGATCGGAACATTGACGTTTGAAGTGACTACGACGAATGTCGGCTACGCGTCCTACCGGGTGGACAGGGCAGGGACGGTGGAAAGCGTATCCGACGACGGCGGAAGCCCCGGAGACGACGAAACATCGGGCAGCTACGACACCTCCGCACTGTATAAAAATTTCCTGAAATCCTACTACGAAGCCACCCGCGCGTTGCCCTATGACGGATCCGCGACCGTCCACGACGACTTTGACCAGGTCTGCGGGGGGCGCCTCTCCATCACGGGAGGGTTGAAAGAATGGGAAGCCATGCGGTCCGTCATCCAGGAAATATCCCTCGACCTTAAAACGGGAGTTTCCGACGTGACGGTGGGGGCCCCGGAACAGATCTCCCTGCAGGACTCCATCGACCGGAGCCGGCAGCTTGCCGAGGCGCTGCGCCGGACGGCCTGGGCGGACTCGTCCACGTCCGCCGGGGGCGGTTCTTCGGGCGGAGGATCCGGCAGCGGAGGCGGAGGCTCTTCCGGAGCGGACGATGAAGTCCCGGAGCTTCCCAGCGTCGGGCCGTCCGTAAAACTGCTGCAGGCCCAGGAGCCTCCCGCGTGGGGAACCAGCGCCGTCGAGGTGGGATTCCAATGCCGCCTGTCTTACGGGAGCGACGGCAAGGTGTCCGACGCCTACATCCGCCAGGGGAAGGCTATCTATGCCGGCAACTATATCGGGGGGCTGCTTCCGGAGGGGGCCGGTTCCGGGGGATGGGTGAAAAGCCCCGTCACCTCCGGGGAAATCTGGCTCAAGATCCGGTTGGACAAGGACGCGAAATATCTCGGATCCTCTCTGTCCGCCGCGGGCGGCGTCTCCGACCCCGTCAGGCTCGCGGAGGAAGACCGGGAAACCCCTTATGAATATTATTTCCATCTGGCCACCATCGACGGCAACAAGGTGGTGCAGCACCAGGCGGGCACGGTTTATCTCCTAATCCACCCGGGAACCTTCGGCCCCTCCGGAATGTCATGATCAGGATATACACCTTCACCTATGCCGGAGACGCGCAGGAAGCCGTGGCCTGCGTCCGGTGCGCCAGGACGGCTCTTCCGGAGGCGGTAGTTACGGTGGTGGACGACAGCGCCGCCCCGGTACCCCCGGAGGCCAGGAGGGCTCTTGTAGCGTATGGGGCGCGGTATCGCCGGAGCTCTTTCCCCCGCTGCGGCAACCTGCGCGGCCCGGAGTGCGTCCGGGGAATCATTGCCACGCTGGCCAAGGGGGCGGCGGATGGCGATACCGTCGTCAAGATTGACTCCGACACGGCGCTTCTGTCGGGCGGATGGGTCAGGGAAATGAAACACAACGGGCTTGCGCTGCACGCCGCCGGATACCGGGTCCCCCGGAACCCGTCCGAACGGTCCGCCTACGGAAATTGCTACGCCCTGAGCGGCCGGGCGGCCAGGATGGCCGCCGAAGCGCTGGAATGCGCCGCTATCCCCCCGCTCGCCCCGGAAGACCTCACCATCTGCCGGGCCGTCATGGACGTCTGCGGACGGGAGCGTGTCCGGCTTGACGAGCCGTGGACGCCCCGGAACCGGGCCGGGCGGTGGTCCTGGTGGAACTGGGACAGCCGGACGGCGAATCCGGAGGACTATGCCCGCAGCTATGACGTGGTGAGCGTCGGCAATCCCCTGCCTCCCCACGTTCCCAAAAGCGCCCGCCGGGAAGTCATGCTCGCCCTGTGCGACGCCCGTTTGAATCTCAACAGCCAATCAATAAAACCATGTCAGACAGAAACCTGAACATCAATATCAGAACGACCGCCGACACCTCCGGCGCCGACCAGACAACGGAAGCCATCAACAAGACCAGGGAAGCCGCCCAAGAAGCCGGCGGAAGCGCGGACGCCATCAACCAGGTAACCGACGCCCTGAACAACGTCAAAACGGCCGCTGAAGAAACCGGCGCCGCCATGAAGGACGGCATGGGGGCGGAATATGAACAAGCCCTGGAAAACGCCAATTCCAAACTTGACCAATACGCCGACGCCCTGACTGCCGCCGGCTCCCGGATGAAAGCCGCCTTCAACGACAACCCGGGATTGACCGGGTTTATTGACGAAGTCACCAACGCCGTGCTGACCTCCGAGGAATTCAGGAAGAAGCTGGAACAGGTGGATGACGTCTTTGAAGTCCTCAATAACAAAATGTCTGATTTGGACCTTGGGGCGAAATGGGGAGATGACCTTGACGAAAACCTTCAACAAATCATCGACGGCTACAACAAGGAAATGGACGCCGCCGACAAGGCCGCGGAAAAGGCGGAAGCCGCGGAGGCCCGGAAGCAGCAGGCCGCCGCCGCCACGGTGGAACGGCTGGAAGCCAACAACCGCCGCGCCTCCGCCACCTATGAAGAACTGCAGGCCGAACTGGAATCCTACATTGCCAAACTGGAAGAAGCCCGGAAGGCCGGGGACAACGTAGCCCAGGCGGACGCCCTGAAGAATATCCAGGATTTGGGACGGCGCATCAAGACGGCCGGGGATGCCGGACAACTCACTTCCACGCAGGTCAAGGGGCTGGCCGGGCAAATCACCATTGCGGCAATGCGCATCCTCGGCATGTCCAGTTCCCTGCGTGGGGCTATTCCGTTTATTCGTCTTTTTGGAACCACCATTAAAACGGCTATGGGGCCGCTGGGCTGGGCTATGCTGCTGATCCAGGGGCTGACCGCCGGCATTACCGCTTTGATTGACCATTTCAAGGCTAAGAGTGATGAACTTGACAAGGCCGCCGAGAAGGCAACCGAAAGGATGAAAAAACGTGCCAGGGATGCTGCCGAAGCCATCAAAAAGAGTTATGAGGCCATCCAAGACTATAACAAAGCCGACCGGACGCAGGAAATCAACAAAGGGTTCGAGGACTTCATCAAGGGCATTACGACGCAATACCGCTTGCAAACGCAGGAGATTGAACGGCAAATCCAGCTACGGAGAGAGGAAGCCGCCCGCCAGAAGGGTATTGACACGCAGGAAGCCGAGCTTGCCCGCGTGAAGTTGGACAATGACTTTGAAGACGGCAAAATCACCAAACGTCAGCGGGACTACGGCATGATGATGATTGACCAGAATCTTGACGACAAAATACGCCGCCGGGATCTGGAAGTAGCGCAGAAGGAATTCATGGACTACGGAAAGCAGTTGGATACGGCCGTTCAAAACCGTGACCGTTTGCAAGATAAGGACTTTGACATGAAGTTCATTCAAGGTCAAATGCCCTCCCTTCAGGAGGTTGAAAGACTGTTCCAGCAACAGTTCAAAGCCCAGGAACGGATTGATGCGAGTAACGGTAGAATTAGCAAGGTGAATGAAAAAATAAATGATATTGAGGCGTTAGCAAGAGTCCCTAACTCCGAAGGACGAAAAGCTAGGGAAGAATTGGCAAAACTTCAAGCCGAGAAGCAACGCCTTCTGTCTGCCCGTGATGCAGCCCAAAACGAGGGAAATGCCGCCACTGTCAGAATAGATGAACTCCGGGACTTGTTCCGCCAATCCGGCGTGAACTTTGAACCATCCTACCAGCAGGGAACGGACGTAACCAGCCGAACCGGGGAATATCAAAAAGCCCTGGAAGACCAGAACACCAAGGCAAAAGAACTTGCGGACAAACTTGCCGATGCCAGAGAAGAAGCCGGGAAGCTGGGGGATATTATGGGGGCCTATGAACGCAACATTGTTGATCAGGAGCGGAGCATCAGGACGCAAGACCGGCTCAATTCCGCCAATATTGACCTGTTCAACAAACGGGCCGACAAAAAGGAAGCCCAGGAAGCCAAGAAGGCCCAGGAAAAGCTTGAGAAAGAGCGGGACCGGGAGTTGAAGAAGCTTCAGCGGGAACAGCAGAAAGATACTAAAGAGGCGTTTAAAACTTTTGTACAGGGATTGCTCATGAAAACGGGCGAAAGTTCTAGCCCCCAGCAGTCAGACCTGGCCAACAAGGCTCTTGATGCCATACGTAAAAATATTGAAGCTGCAGCCGCGGATGGACACATTGATGAAGCTGAAATGAGGGAATTAGGCAAGCTCTACGTTGCCAAGCTTCAGGAATTAGGACTGGCAACAAAACGTGCCATCAATGGATTGAAAGAGGAATTAACCCAGGGGTTGAGAGGAATCAATGCTCAAATTGACGCAATAGGTAAATGGGCCAATACTACCCAAAGGCAGAAACGCCCCGGGGGAATTGTTAATCTTCCTTACCGGAGATAG